ACTTCTGGAAGATGGTTGCGGAGAAGGCAGAGAACTCGCAATATGACCGCAAGATGGTTATTGAGTATATATACGGTAAAGCAATGGATAATCCTGATGCACTTAGCCAAGCTAAGAACATAGACTTTTCTATTGTAAACATATTTCCAGGCTCTGAGCCACCAAAGGAAATAGAAGATGTAATCGATATAACACCTGAAGAAGATGAAAGTACCGAATCTGAATCCTAAGTACAAAGCATTTGGTAACGAGTCACGTTACTTCATTACAACAGGAGGACGAGGTTCTGGTAAGTCTTTTGCAGTCAATGTGTTCTTATTGCTACTAACATACGAGAAGGGGCATAAGATACTGTTTACACGATATACTATGACCTCTGCATCATCGTCTATTATTCCTGAGTTCTTAGAGAAGTTAGAGCTTATGGGTGTTGTCGAGGACTTTCGCATAACGAAAGACGAGATAACAAATATTAAGACAGGGTCTTCTATATTATTTAAGGGAATTAGAACTGCATCAGGAAATCAAACAGCATCACTAAAATCGTTAAACGCAATAACCACCTTTGTCCTGGATGAGGCTGAAGAGCTTACGGATGAAGATACCTTCGACAAGATTGACCAATCAGTTAGGGTGAAGACTAAACCTAATAGGGTCATTCTGATACTTAACCCAACCACTAAGGAACATTGGATTTGGGGGCGTTTCTATGCGAATAGAGATATCCCCGAAGGATTCAATGGTATCAAGGGTGGTATCACATATATTCACACCACATACCTAGACAACACTGATAACCTGTCTCAGTCGTTTCTGAATCAGATAGCAGAGATTAGAAGACGTAGACCTGAGAAGTACACACACCAGATACTTGGTGGGTGGATGGAGAAGCAGGAGGGTGTTATCTTTACTAATTGGAGAGTGGGAGAGTTTAACGATAACTATGAAACTATCTTTGGACAGGATTTTGGTTTCTCTGTTGACCCCACTACACTTGTGAAGTTGTCTATTGATAAGGGCAATAAGCGGATATTCCTGAAGGTAATGTATGCTAAGGTAGGGATGTCCACTACTCAAATAGCAGACTATAATATTAGGTATGCAGGTCCGCACCTGGTGGTGTCGGACTCTGCTGAGCCACGTCTTATTAAAGAAATAAAACTGAAAGGGTGTAACATAACCCCTACCGTTAAACGCAGTGGGTCTATATTATCAGGAATAGCATTACTCCAGGACTATGACCTCATTGTTGACCCTGACTCCACAGAACTGATTAAGGAGCTGAATAACTATGTTTGGGCTACTAAGGGACAGACAAAACCTGTGGACAAATGGAATCACTGTATCGATGCCATTCGCTACGCTGCTCAGTACGTTCTAGTAAATCGCACAAAAGGTGCGTATACTATTAGGTAGTTTAAAATATTTTTGTATATTTGTTGTGCCAAGAGGCGTTAATTCAATTAGATAACCCTCGATTTTGATTGGTCTTGACTCCATTTTTAGAGACCTCTCAGATTGGGGGTTTATCATTAAACGCAGTAGGGTTTCTTAAACGCAATAGGGTTTCTTAAACGCAATAGGGTCGCTGGTCGTTAAACGCAGTAGGCTTTCTTAAACGCAGTAGGCTTCCAAATTCTTAAACGCAGTGGGCTCGCTGAGAGCCACCCCTCTCCACTCCAGGTTCATAATTCTTAACGATTTCTTAACATTAGCATAACATTAACTTAACATAGGCATTGTATGTTTGCGGTATAATTTTAAAACAAAAGATATGGCAACAAGATGCACAATTAAGATAGACGGTATAAACTACGCTAAGATATATAAACATTGGGATGGATATCCTGACGGTATGTTGGGATGGCTCAATGAATTTAACAATGACTTCAATGAGAATAGAGGTCACGACCCTGAATATAAATTCGCTCAACTGCTGAGGTTCGCTCAAAGGAAGGCGGAAGAGTTTGGCTTAGACAACAGTAGATATACGGGCTGGGGTGTTATTCCCTTTGACACTACCTGCTGGGCTGAGTACGAATATATTCTTACAGAGAACGGCGTTAAATTGATTGAAGAGCCTGAGCTGAAAGATTTAACATTAGCTTAACATTAGCCTACTTATATTTGTGGTGTAATTTTAAATATATATAATTATGACTTGGATACTAACAAAAAAGAAAACACGAGTAGAAACATTCTTAGATGCTACAGAAGGCGGTAAGATATTTAGTGCCACCTTTGAAAAAAAGGATGGCTCTATCAGAACTATTAACTGTCGTAGAGACGTTAAGAAGGGCGTGAAGGGCGTAGGTATGTCTTTCGACCCTATGAGTAAAGGACTCCTTGTGGTGTACGATATGCACCGTAAAGGGTTTAGAATGATTAACCTGGATAAACTTATCGAGGCTAAAGTAAATGGTAAAACAATTAAATTCTTATAAGATGAACAAAGAAGTATTTATATTAAAGACAATAGGTTTACACAGCACCAGAGGTGTTGTGCACATTGAGTCAATAGGTTTTGACCCTGAGGATTCAGCATATATAGAGATTGATGCTAGAGCATTGCTGGAGGATATTCCTTCTCTTTACAAAATGGCTAAACAGGCTATTGAGCAGGATGAAGAATATGAACTTAAAAAGTACGTTGACTTCAAGAAGGAACTTGCTGGAGATTACAAGGGTAAAAGAGGTCGAAAAAAATCTATCGCATAGTATGGATAATGAGACCCTTAAATTGGTAGAGGACTGCAGGGATTTATTTAGAGATATAAATTCCTTCATAGACCCTAGAGACAGCTTTAAGAAGCTAATAGAAAAACAGATATATGAACTAAATAAATTAATAGACAATGAACTACAAGAAGATTAGAAAACTACAGGAAGAGTATGGTGTTGCTAATATGCAACGCCTAATCGATGACGGTTCCGTATGGCATATGGAGGGGTCAATGGGGCGCAATGCAATGAGCCTGCTAGAGACAGGTCAGTGTATGTTACCCAAGAAGCAATATAAAGACTTCTATGGCAATATAATTCCTTCAAGGGATGATGTTAAGCCTGGCACTACAGGAAGCTATCAGAACGCCTCAAAATATTGGGAGTCTATTCACGATTATGATGCGATGTATGTGTGAGATAGTAAGTAACTGTTGCGATGCTCCACCGATTTGGAACACCGACCTTTGTTCGAAGTGCAAAGAACACGCAGACTTCATAGACATTGATGACATTAGCGCGCTTCTGGATTCTTAAACGCAGTACCCTCTTAAACGCAGTAGGTTCTTAAACGCAGTAGGTTCTTAAACGCAGTAGGGTTTCAGAGAGACAACAGCCCTCTTATTTAGACTCATTCTAAATAGGGGGCTTTACAATTTCTTTACAATTTGTTAACATTAAGTTAACATTTAGCTAGATAGGACGCCGTATGTTTGTACTGAATCTAAAAATAAAAATATGAGCAATTTTGAATCAAACGTATGGGACGCCGTAGCAACGAGCGTACCCAATATGCCAAAGAAGTTACTTTCACCAGGTAGCACGAACGCCAAAACGGCAAAGAATGAGATTAAGACTTTTATTCTTTATTTGATGCCATACAACCAAAATAGTGAAGGTAAACAGTTGTGCCCTCACGCGTCCAAAGGTTGCGCGGCGGCCTGTTTAGTTAGTGCCGGTCGCGGTTCGTTTTCAAATGTAATAAAGGCGCGAGTCAATAAAACTGAGCTGTTTATTAAAAATAAATTAGCCTTCTTGAATAAATTAGCGGACGAAATTACGCAAGAAACGCACAAAGCTAAACAGGGCGGATATAAGGTAGCTTTCAGGTTAAATGGGACCAGCGATGTAGACTTTGTATATATGCTAAAAAAATACGGTTTCCTGGATGTTGAGACATTGCAGCCGCACGCGGTCCTGTACGATTATACAAAGAATATTCAAAAGGCTATACGATATAAAAACCATCCTAATTATACAGTCACCTTTTCACGTGCTGAAGATAACGCCGTACAAACGGCGTTGGCAATAAAACACGGTCTAAACGTTGCGGCGGTTTTTAATGAGCTGCCTAAAGTTTGGCGCGGTGTTGAGGTTGTGGACGGTGACAAGTCAGACCTACAAATGTTAAAATATAACGGTGTGATTTTAGGGCTTAAGTCGAAAGGCGCAGCCCGAAAAGATACAACGGGGTTCACTATTAAAAACATATGAGCTATGTACATACACCCTTTAAGCTATTTGGAAACCAGGAATAAAGTAGTCGAACAAATGTACGGGCACTTAAAATACAGGCACTTGACATTTGAACAAAAGCTGGAGGTCGTAGAAAAAACTTACGACATACAGCGGGAATATATGCTAGAGCAAAAAGGTAAACATTAAACGCAGTGGGCTCCATTAAACGCAGTGGGCTCCCCTCCGGTTTGCCCCCTGTCAGGGAAATCCGACCCCCCTTGTAGGGGAAATCCTACAAGAGCTGTTAACAATTTGGTAACAATTATTTAACATTAAGTTAACATTAGTTTACATTGCCTGCCCTACATTTGTAACAACAAAACGAGGGAACGATAGCCGTTCCACGTGGAACATTAAAACACAAACAAAATGAATGCTTTCAATAATTTAAAACCTGAGTTACAAAAAAACTTAAGAGACAACGCTAAAAAATACGACAGCGTTAAACGTCTGGTTTATCGCTTGCGTGGTACAGGACGCTTCGACCTGAGCTTCGACGATGTGAGAGACGTTATCTACTGGGGCGGTGCTAGCCTTAAAGATACTTCAATAAGTGACGTGTATAACGCTATATTCAAATAATATGAAACCACAAAACACAATAGAAAAAGTAGCCCTATTAATAGCAATAATTTACGGCGCCG